GACGACATCTCTTGTAGAGCAGATGTACAAGGATTTCCTTGATTATGGTTGGGATGCTGATTCATATTGCCACCGTATCTATTCTGGTAGAGAAAAAACTAATGAATATCCAGTAACTATTACAACCTGGCAATCGGTTTATAAACTAGAGCGTTCATTCTTTGAGGACTATGGTTGTATTATAGGTGATGAAGCACATTTGTTCAAGTCAAAATCTTTGGTTGAGATTATGACCAAACTACATCATGCAAAATATAGATTTGGTTTTACTGGAACTTTGGATGGCACACAAACTCACAAGTGGGTTCTTGAGGGATTGTTTGGACCTTCTTATAAAGTGACAAGAACTGACGAATTGATGAAACAAGGTCATCTATCTCAACTTGATATTCAATGTATTGTTCTCAAACACCCACCACAAAAGTTTGAAACTTATGAGGATGAAATAAAATATTTAATCTCTCATGAACAGAGAAATAAATTTATTACAAATCTTTCTCTTGATCTAAAAGGAAACACACTTGTTTTATTTTCAAGAGTAGAAGCACACGGAGCAATACTTTATGAGAAGATAAATAGTGCTAAGCGAGGTGATCGTAAAGTATTTTTTATTCACGGTGGAGTTGATACTGAAGAAAGAGAATTAGTCAGAGAAATTACTGAAAGAGAGAACAACGCAATTATTGTTGCTTCTTATGGGACTTTCTCTACTGGCATTAATATTAAAAATCTTCATAACGTTATCTTTGCTTCTCCTAGTAAATCAAGAATCAGAAACCTCCAATCAATTGGAAGAGTACTTAGAAAAGGAAAAAATAAAGTAAAAGCAGTTCTTTACGATATTGCTGATGATTGTACACATAACTCAAGAAAAAATTATACTTTAAATCACCTAATAGAACGCATCAAGATTTATAACGAAGAAAACTTTAACTATGAAATAATCACCATACAACTTAAGAAAAAATGATTGAAGAAGATTTTTACTGCACTCTTAAATTAAAAACAGGCGAAGAGATCTTTGCTAAAATAGCAGCATCTGAAGAGGAAGATAGAACTATTCTGATTGTTTCCAATCCAATCACAGTCAATGAAATTAAAAACAGATCTGGTATTGTTGGATATAAATTAGAACCTTGGTTAAAAACAACAACAGAAGATATGTTCATTATTAATCTTGATGATGTATTGACTCTTTCCGAATCTTCTGATATTGAAATGATTATGATGTATCAATCTTATGTTCGTCAATCTAACAAAGAAAGAAATAATGAACCAAAATTAAATCGTAGAATGGGATATCTTGCAAATGTGAATGATGCTAAAGAGCTCTTAGAGAAGCTTTATAAAAATAGCTAAAGTTAATCTTATCAACCTCCACAAAGGTAATTGTATCAACTTTTAAATACCTTGTCAAGCATTTGTTTAAGTGGTATAATCTATACATAATAATGATAAAAACTTATGATTACCACAGCAGTTATGACCAAGAGAAAGAGGTCAGAGCATTACGTCAACAATAAAGAGTTCCTTGCTGCACTAATTAAGTATCGTGAGGATAAAGAAATTGCATTGATTCAAGGAAAACCAAAGCCTTCTATTCCTCGCTACATTGGAGAGTGTTTCCTGAAGATTGCAAATCACCTTTCATTCAAACCAAACTTCGTGAACTATATGTTCAAGGAAGATATGATTTCTGATGGTATTGAAAACTGTGTGCAGTATATTCATAACTTCAATCCTGAGAAATCGCAAAATCCTTTTGCATACTTCACCCAAATTATTCATTATGCTTTCCTCCGCAGAATCCAAAGAGAAAAGCGTCAGTTAGAAATCAAGAACAAAATCCTTGAGCGTTCTGGGTTCTCTGAGGTTTTTGACGATAACAGTATTGACGGATCAAACTACAGCGACTATAATAGTATAAAAGACGCTGTACACTCAAAACTTCGCTACTGATGGCACAAGCAAAAGCATATCGATTAGATGTCGATACAATTGAATCACTTGAAGATGTAAAAGTAATCCTTAATGGTCTAAATTTACTTACATATTCTAATGTAAAGGATTTTGAAATCCTAAAAAAATACTTTACTGAAGAAATTGTTGATGAAAAAAATCAACAACAAGATCTAGAGAAAGAAGTAGAAGAATATATTGAGGAAGACTGCGATACCTGTTCATAATGAAGATAGCAATTATAACAGATCAGCACTTCGGAGCAAGAAAGAATTCTAAACTATTTCATGATTATTTTCTAAACTTCTACAATAATGTATTTTTCCCTACACTCGAAGAGCAAGGGATTACTACTGTTGTAGATATGGGAGATACTTTTGATAGTCGTAAGGGGATTGATTTCTCTGCTCTATCGTGGGCTAAAAATAATTACTATGATCGTCTCCAAGAAATGGGGATAAAAGTTCATACTATTGTTGGTAATCATACTGCCTATTATAAAAATACTAATGATGTTAACGCAGTTGATTTGCTTCTGCGTGAATATGATAATGTGACTGTATACTCTGAACCAACAGAGGTAATGTTGGGTAAACTCCCAACACTTTTTATACCTTGGATTAATCAAGAAAATGAAGAAAATACTATTAAACTTATTGAAAAGACAACTTGCCCGTGTGCGATGGGGCACCTTGAGCTCCAAGGATTTAGAGTTAATAAACAAATCGTCATGGAGCACGGTTTGGATGGCAAGTTATTTGAGAAGTTCGAACGTGTCTTCTCGGGACACTATCACACTCGATCGACTAACGGAACGGTCTTCTATCTAGGAAACCCTTATGAGATTTATTGGACCGATGTAGGTGATACTAGGGGTTTTACTATTTTTGATACTGAAACTCTAGAACATACTTCAGTTAATAATCCTTATAGAATGTTTTACAACATTTATTATGAGGATACCAACTATCAAACATTTGATACTCGTGAGTTTGAAAACAAAATAGTAAAGGTTGTTGTTCGCAAAAAGTCAGACACCAAAAAGTTTGAGAAGTTTATTGACAAACTTTATGCCTCAGATATTGCAGAACTCAAGATTATTGAAAACTTCGATATTCAAGAACCAGTAGAGTTTGAAGCATTTGAGAGTGAAGATACCATTTCTATTCTGAATAGATATATTGAGGAGGCAGAAATCAGTCTTGATAAATCAGTCATTCAAAAGATGATACAAAAAATCTATCAAGAGGCATGTGAATTAGTCTAAATGTTTATTCTAACAATTAGTGGTAGAGAAACCGAAGGGGCATACTCTGTAGTTGATGATGAAGGAGAACATATTCTTTATCTCTTTCAAGAAGAAGATGATGCTGTTCGATATGCTATGATGTTGGAAGAAGATGATTACCCAGAAATGCATGTAATTGAGATTGGAGATGAGGTGATGATAAAAACTTGCGAAATGCATGGATACCAGTATACTGTTATCACCCCCAATGATATTGTAATTCCCCCAAACACTGAACATGATTTTATTTGAAACTATATCTTGGCGAAATTTTTTAAGCACAGGGCAGCAACCAACCACAATAAATCTTAGTAAAAACAAAACCACATTAATTATTGGTTCTAATGGTGCAGGCAAAAGTACTGTGTTGGATGCCTTATGTTTTTCCTTGTATAATAAACCATTTAGAAAAATTAATAGACCTCAATTAATCAATTCTGTTAATGATAGAGATGTATTTGTCGAGGTTAATTTTAGTATAGGAAAAACTAAATGGAAAATTGAGAGGGGAATTAAACCAAATATTTTTAAAATATATCGTGATGGCAAAGAACTTGACCAAAAAGCGTCAGCAATTGACCAACAGAAATGGTTGGAGCAGAATGTTCTTAAAATGGATTTTCGTAGTTTTACTCAAGTAGTTATTTTGGGTAGCAGTACTTTCGTTCCTTTTATGCAACTCTCTGCTTCTCATCGTAGAGAAGTAATTGAAGATTTGCTGGATATCAAAATCTTCTCATCCATGAATACTCTTATTAAAGAAAAGATTCGTTCTGTAAAGGAAGAAATTAAAGTCTTTGAATTGAAGAAAGAATCTCTCCTTGATAAAGTGAAGATGCAACAAGAGTTTATTGAAGAACTTGAGAATCGTGGAAAAGAGAATATTAAAGATAAAGAGGAAAAGATCGAACAACTTCTTAGGGAAGAAAACAATTGGATAAATGTAAATCAGGGCAAAAATAATGAAGTTGAATTGTTACAAAAGCACCTAGAAAAATATACAGGAGCAACAGATAAACTTCGTAAGATGGGAAATCTAAAAGGCAAAATTTCTCAAAAAGTATCTACTATTACCAAGGAACATAAGTTCTTTACTGAGAATACGGTATGCCCCACTTGCACACAGTCCATTGAAGAGACCTTCAGAATAAATAGAATTACCGACGCTCAAAATAAAGCAAAAGAGTTGCAATCTGGTTATAAAGAACTAGAGGAGGCAATTAAAGAGGAGGAGGAGCGAGAGCGTCAATTCACCACTCTATCGAAGGAGATTTCAAACTTAACGAATGGCATTTCTCAAAACAATACTAAGATCGCTGGATGTCAGAGACAAATCAGAGATCTTGAACATGAAATTCAAGTTCTTACCGAGAACCTTGCAAACAGAAATTCTGAACATGAGAAACTAGAATCCTTCAAAGACAACTTAAAAACTACATACGACGAACTCGCTTCTAAAAAAGACACAATCAACTACTACGATTTTTCGTATAGTTTGCTCAAAGACGGTGGAGTAAAATCCAAAATCATTAAGAAGTATTTACCACTCATCAATCAGCAGGTTAATCGTTATCTGCAAATGATGGACTTCTACATTAATTTTACTCTTGATGAGGAATTTAACGAAACCGTCCAGTCACCTATTCACGAAGATTTTTCTTATGCATCTTTCAGTGAAGGGGAAAAAATGAGAATTGACCTTGCACTACTCTTTACTTGGAGAGAAGTTGCAAGAATGAAAAATTCCGTGAATACAAATCTTCTGATTATGGATGAGGTGTTTGATAGTTCACTTGATGGATTTGGAACGGAAGAGTTCCTTAAGATTATTCGTTATGTGATTAAAGACGCAAATATCTTTGTTATTTCTCACAAGACAGGTCTTGAGGACAGATTTGAAAGTGTCATCCGATTCGAGAAGGTCAAAGGTTTTTCCCGTATGATGGTCTGAACCACTCAAGAACAATGCAAGTCCCAAACTGGAAACACCATTCCAAGAAAGAACAAAAACGAAAACTTAAACCGCAAGCACTGAGGCAAGCGAAAGCACGAAGGCAAGCACTCAAGAAGCGTCTCAATAGTAGAGACGCTTCTTTTTTTATAAATATTAGTGTGGAGTAAAAAGAGTGTGTCCTAATGAAAAATACTTATTATACCTATGCTTGGTTAAGAGAAGATAGAACACCTT